GCAGCAGGAGAAATTGGTTATGAGTCAGACACCAATAAGTTTAAGATTGGTGATGGTACTAATACTTGGTTAACCCTCGATTATTTTATTGATGCAGACAGTACAGTAAACCCTCAATTTGGTTCAAGTATTAAATTTGAAGGTGCTACAGCAAATGATTTTGAAACTACCTTAGCCGTAACAGACCCCACAGCAGATCGCACTATCACTCTTCCAGATTCAACAGGAACAGTCGTTTTGGCCGACGGTAGTGGAAACGTTACAGTTTCAGGAAACTTAACAGTAAGTGGTACAACTACTACTATTAACAGCACAACAATTAATGCTACAACAGGAATTGTTTTTGAAGGTGCTACTGCAGATGCTCATGAAACTACAATTAGTGTTGTAGATCCTACAGCAGACAGAGCAATTGAATTTCCAAATGCAACAGGAACTGTTGTTCTTAAAGACACAACCGATACCCTTACAAACAAGTCAATATCACTTGGATCAAATACAGTTACATCAACTCTTGCTCAGTTAAATACTGCTGTTACAGATGCTGATGTAGCATCTCTTGCAGGAACAGAAACTTTAACAAATAAAACTCTTACAAGCCCAACAATTTCAGGTCTTTATCTTTCAGACGCATCTATTGTTCTTGAAGGTGCTACTGCAGATGGTTTTGAAACTACCTTAACAGTAACAGACCCAACAGCAAATCGTACACTTACATTTCCAGACGCAACAGGAACTATTGCAATAACTACAGATATTTCAAGTGCTATAACTAGCGCAGCATTAGATGACTCAGACGACTTAACAGAAGGTACAACTAATCTTTACTATACAACAGCACGTTCTGATCTTAAAGCAAACCTTTCTGGAGCAACATTTACAGGAGCCGTTTCTGGAACAGACTTAACTCTTTCTGGAAACTTAACGATTAATGGAACTACAACAAACCTTAACTCAACTAACCTTGTTATTGAAGACAAAAACATTGTTCTTGGAGATACAGGAACTCCTACTGATACAACTGCAGATGGCGGAGGTATTACACTTAAAGGCGCAACAGACAAGACTTTTAACTGGGTAGATGCTACAGACGCATGGACTTCATCAGAGCATATAAACCTTGCTTCTGGAAAGTCTTTATATTTAAACGGTACTCTATTAAAAGATGCTACAGAAACATTTACCAATAAAACTTTAACTTCCCCTGCTATAAATGGTGGAACTCTAAAAGATGTTATTGTCAAAGGAATGGAAGAAGATATCAATGTTGTTGCTTCTGCAGCAACGGGAACAATAAACTTTGATGTTGATACCGCTTCAATTTGGTACTACACCACAAACGCAACAGCAAACCATACTCTAAACTTTAGATACAGTTCTTCTGTCTCACTTAATACGGCTCTAGCCGTTGGAGATTCAATTACTTTAGTTTGGCTCAATACCAATGGTACAACTGCTTACTATCCAAGCGCAATTACTATTGATGGCAACGCAGTAACTCCTAAAGTTCCTGCCGCTATTACTGCTGGTAATGCTTCGGCAATTGACGCCTACTCGTTTACGATCATAAAAACTGCTTCTGCTACATTTACTGTACTAGAAACACAAACTAAGTTCGCCTAAAGGGGTTTTAATTATGCCGTTTCTTTCTTCTATAGCAAGCGGCTCAGTACGAGGCTATGGCTTTGGCAGCAAAAAGGCTGCAGTGGCTGCTACTGGAGGAATTGAAACAACTGTCGGAGGATATAAATACCACAAGTTTACATCTACAAGTAACTTTGTAGTTACCGCAGGTGGAAAAGTAGATTATATGATCTTAGGTGGCGGATATGGGGGTCTTGCCTATAGTATCTCTTCTGGTGGAGGCGCAGCCGCTTCATTTATAGAAGGCACTGAAGAAACTATTGGTACTGGAACAATGCTTGTAACGGTTGGCGGTTCTGATACCCAATCTAGCGTAGCCTTTGTAACTCACGGAACTAAAGCAACAACTGGCAGACAGGGATATGGTGCTAGTGGTAATTTTGACCTTAGCGCACCAACTGGAATGGGTATTTACTCAGGTGGTACTCCTGGCTATTATGGCGGCGGCGGTGGCGCTGGTATGGGTGCTAATGGTGGCGCGATGCGAGGAAATATTAGTGCGTATCTTGGCGGTAATGGCGGTGCTGGTATCCAAAGAACTACATTTGCGACTGCTACATCTTCCGGTGTGTCTGGCTATTATGGCGGCGGTGGCGGTGGTAGTGGTGGTACATTTACTGCAGGCGCTAGAGGCGCTGGTGGCGCTGGTGGTGGCGGTGGCGGTGGCGGTGATTATGGTACTGCTAGTTCTGGAACAGCAAACACCGGCTCTGGCGGCGGGGGTCATTATCCAAGTCCTGGCAGCGGCGGTTCTGGCATTGTTATTATTAGGTATCCGGTTTAAGGAGATATATATGGCACATTTTTGTAATTTAGACTCAGACAATATAGTTACTGCCGTATTGGTTGTTCCTGACGAGCAAGAAACTAGAGGGCATGACTATTTAACACAAGATTGTGGTTTGACAGGTAGATGGGTTCAAACTTCCTACAATACAAGAAGAAATGAACACCTATTGGGCGGAACTCCTTTTAGATATAACTTTGGTTGCGTAGGATCATTTTTTGATGAATCAGTTTCCCCTGATGGAGCATTTATTCCACCTAAACCACCATTTGATTCTTGGATTTTAGATAAAAGTGTGTATGCATGGAAGGCTCCTGTTCCATATCCAGTTGACACAGAAGACGGAAACGTGTATACTTGGAATGAAGACACTCTAAATTGGGTGCCAATGTTATTAAGGTTCTCCTAATTTTTTAGTCGTTGAAAAATAAAATCATGTTATAATCAAATATATAAATAGGTTTAGGAGGACTGCATGCCGTTTCTTTCATCTATAGCAGGCGGATCAGTCCGAGGTTATGGGTTTGGTCTTGCTTCTAATGTAATTGCGGGTCCAACCAACTCTTATTTCCCTATTGCTTCTTACACAGTGCCTAGTGGTGGACAGGCTACAGTTACCTTTGCCGGAATCCCACAAACTTATTCGCATTTACAACTAAGAATGTCTACAAAAGACAACACAGGATTGGCTTCGCAAAGTATTAGAATCAATGGAGATACTGGTTCAAACTATGCCTACCACAGACTTTATGGTGAAGGCTCAACTGCTAATGCTTCTGGTGCTAGTACTCTTGATTTGGCAATTATTGGTATTTCATCTACACAATTTGGAAGTACTATTATGGATTTTCTAGACTACAAAGATATTAATAAATATAAAACTATAAAAAGTTTATCTGGTTGGGACAATAATGGTAGCGGTTGGGTCGGTCTTTGGTCTGGACTTTGGCAAAGTAAAAATGCCATAACAAGTATTCAATTACAAACAGGAGCAGGTTCTCAAAGTTGGACAGAGTATTCTACATTTGCATTATACGGGGTGAACTAAATGGCTGCACTTTCTTCCTATACTCCGATAGCAACTTATACAATACCAACTGCCGTAAATAGTTACACTTTTAGTAGTGTTCCTTCTACTTATACTGATTTACAATTAGTAATATCAGGAACATTATCTTCTGGCGCAACAATGCAATTAGTTTTTAATGGTGATACGACAAATGTTTACAGTGGAACTGCTTTATATGGAGATGGCACTTCAGCCTATTCTAGTCGCACGGAAAATAACGCTAGTTATCAGGCTTGGATTGGAAATGCTTATACAACGCAATTTTCTGCAATAGTTAATATAATGAATTACGCAAATACAACAACTTATAAAACTCTTTTATCTAGAATGAACAATAGTGCAAACAATGTTTTTGCTGTAACTTCTACGTGGAGAAATACGGCTGCAATTAATTCTGTTCAAGTTAAAGTTGCTGGTGGTCTTAATCTTGCTGTTGGCACTACTCTTTCCCTATACGGAATAGCAAACACTACTGCCGGTGCTAAAGCAACAGGTGGAGTTATTACATCTGACTCTGATTATTTCTATCATTCATTTTATGCAACAGATACATTTACTCCTACTCAATCGCTGAGTTGTGACTACCTCGTGGTTGCTGGTGGCGGCGGCGGAGGTGCAAATACCGGTGGCGGTGGCGGTGCGGGTGGGTACAGAACTTCTATTGGCGGTTCTCCTTTATCTGTAACTGCAACTAGTTACACAATTACCGTAGGTGCAGGTGGTGCTGGTGGAGTTCACAGCACACCAGTAGCGACAAAAGGAAGCAACTCTGTTTTCAGCACAATCACCAGCACAGGTGGTGGTAACGCTACAAGCGGCGGTGGTACAGGCGCGGCAGGTGGTTCGGGCGGCGGCGACAGTGGTACAGGTAATCAAGGTGGTTTTACTCCAAGCGAAGGAAATAACGCTTCAGCCGGTGCATCGGGAGCAGGTGGTGGTGGTGGCGGTGCTTCAACAGCAGGTGTTCCGGTATCTGCACCCGCAGGTTCAGCAGGTGGAGCAGGTACGAGTTCAACTTTGAACGCACAAGGGCTTGCTGTTTATTATGCAGGTGGCGGTGGTGGTGGTACGGCTGACACATTTTTTAATGCTGGTCTAGGTGGTGTTGGCGGTGGCGGTAATGGTACTAACGGCGCAAATACAACTCCGGGTTATCCGGGAACAATTTCTACAGGCGGTGGTGGTGGCGGTGGTGGCACACAACAATCACCAGTTCTAAGAGCAAATGGTGGCGCTGGCGGCTCCGGTATTGTCATCATTCGGTATGCGAGATAGGGGTAGATAATGGCTAACGAAACTTATACGCTGATACAGAAAACTACACTTAACGCTAGTGCTGCTTCAATTACTTTCTCTAGCATCCCGCAAACTTTTACTGATTTAGTTGTTAGGTTAAGTGGAAGAAGCACTCGTGCTGCGGTAGATGATAATCCAATAGTGAAGTTTAATGGTTCAGCATCTAATTATACTGAACGCAGATTAGCCGGTGATGGAACTACTGCGGTTTCATATACTGCAACCACAATTTATGCTGGTGTAGTTCCGGCTACTACTGGAACTGCATCAACTTTTGGCAACATAGAAATTTATATTCCAAATTATACTAGCGCAAATTACAAAAGTGTATCTATTGATGCAGTAAGCGAAAGAAATGCAACAGCAAGTTGGGTAGAACTTGATGCTGCTTTATGGTCAGACACTGCTGCTATTACTTCAATTGCGTTGTCTTTGAGTGCTTCAGACTTTGCTCAATACACATCCGTATCCCTATACGGCGTAGCCAAATATGGAGTTACTCCTGCAAGTAGTCCTAAGGCAACTGGTGGAGATATCATCACAAATGATGGTACTTACTGGATACATCAATTCTTAAACTCTGGCACATTTACTCCAAGCCAAACTCTTAGTTGTGACTACCTTGTGGTTGCTGGTGGTGGCGGCGGTGGCGGTACTGGTGGAGGCAGCAGTAAAAGCGGTGCTGGTGGTGGAGCAGGTGGTCTACGCTCAACGGTTACTGCAACAGGTGGCGGTGGTACTTTAGAAACCTCATTATCTGTAACTGCACAGGCTTATGCCGTTACTGTTGGAGCAGGTGGTGCAATTAGCACAAGCGGTAGCAACTCTATTTTTTCAACAATCACATCAACTGGTGGAGGTAGAGGCGGATTTACTGACGGGAGCACTAAATATGCCGGATTAGCAGGTGGTTCCGGTGGCGGTGGCTGTGGTGGTTTTGGTATCGGCGGTCCCGTAGGCGCAGGAACAAATAATCAAGGTTTTGGCGGCGTAACTGGCGGAATTAGTTTTTCAGGCACCGGCGGTGGCGCAGGTGCAATAGGCGGAGAAGGTTCAGGTAATATTGGAGCAACTGGTGGGGCAGGTGTTGCAACTTCTATAACTGGAACAAGCGTTACACGCGCTGGCGGCGGCGGCGGTGGAGGCATAAGTGGTGGAGGCGCAGGTGGCGCTGGCGGTGGTGGAGCAGGTGGAGGAGGTAGCGCAGGTTCTGCTGGAACAATAAACACAGGCGGTGGTGGTGGTGGATCAGCAACAACTGGTGCAGGTGATCCTGGTGGTGCCGGTGGTTCTGGAATCGTTATTATTAGATACGCAATGTAAAAGTAAAGTATAATATAAAATATAAAGGAGATAAAATGGCACATTTTGCAGAGATAGATGAAAACAACATTGTTACTCGCGTTCTTGTTGTAGCAAACGAGCAAGAACATAGAGGACAAGATTTTCTTGCTAATGAATTAGGACTTGGTGGTACTTGGGTACAAACCAGTTATAATTCAAATTTTAGGAAAAATTATGCAGGAATTGGGTTTCACTATGACCCAGCCAATGACTGGTTCTATGCTCCACAACCTTTTGCATCTTGGACACTAGATGAAGATGCTAAGTGGCAAGCACCAGTTCCATACCCAACTGATGGTTTGATGTATGCATGGAATGAAGAAAATACTGATTGGGAGGCAATAGTAAATGAGTGAAAAACTAACAAAAGTTGTTGTTAACTGTGCTACTGGTGTAGCAGAGATTATTGAATTAACCCCGCAAGAAATTTCCCAACGGGATCAAGATGCAGCAGCAGCAGAAGAAGAACGTTCTATTAGAGAAGCAGCAGATTTAGCAAAGGCTGTAGCAAAAGCAGCAGCACAGGCGAAACTTGCAGCACTTGGATTAACTGAAGAAGAGATTGCAGCACTTTAGTTTTTATTACTAAGTGACTGTATTAATAAAATATATTTAGGAGACCTCATGCCATATATTGCTTCATTAGCAGCAGGATCCGCTAAAGCATTTGGAGGATTGCGTACTTTTGCACCCCCGCCTTTTGCAGTAGACTTCGTGGTAATTGCCGGAGGCGGTTCCGGTGGAAGTTCTGGCTTTTCACCGCCGAGGGCTGGCGGTGGAGGTGCTGGTGGTTACAAATCTTCTGTTGGTAATTCAGGCGGAAATAGCGCTCAACTTGATGCTTTGATGCTTTCCAATAGCATTAACTATGCGGTTGTAGTGGGAGCCGCAGGTGGTAACAGTTCTTTTTCAACCATATCAACTTCTGCTGGTGGTAATGGTGGTAATGGTGGTGGTGCTGGTACTTCTGGTGGTTCTGGTGGTGGTGGTGGAGCAGGAAATGCTCAGCCAGCAGGTAGCGGTACAGCCCTCCAAGGAACCAATGGAGGCCCAGGTGAAAACACCTCAGCCTGTGGTGGTGGCGGTGGAGGTGCTAGTTCTGCTGGTGGTACCGGTCAGGTTGGCGGTGGTCTTGGAGGTTCGGGAATAGCGAGTTCAATAACTGGCACAAGTGTTACACGCGCTGGTGGCGGCGGTGGTGGTGCCGGTCAAGCGCAAGCCACCGGTGGTGCCGGTGGTGGTGGGCAGGGTGCAGGTAGTCCAACAGCCGCTGTTGCTGGTGCGGTCAATACGGGTTCCGGTGGCGGTGGAGGAACCTATCCAAATAATCTTTCTGGCGCATCGGGAGGTTCGGGAGTGGTTATACTTCGCTACGCAGATAATAAGGCAATAACTATTGGTGCAGGTTTAACGGGTACGGAAAGCCCTGCAAGCGGTGGATACAAACGAGCAACAATTACTGCTGGCAGCGGAAATGTGAGTTGGGCATAATGGCGCATTACGCATTGATAGATGCAAATAATATCGTTGTTCAAGTTATTACTGGGGTTGATGAAAATACAACTCAAATTGATACGGATGGTACATTAGTTGGTGGCTCTACCGAAAATTGGGAAGCATTTTACGCTAACTTGCCTTGGTTTGCTGGTCTTACTTGCAAGCGCACTTCCTATAATTCCAATGGTGCAGTTCACAAAAACGGTGGCACTGCGTACCGAGGCAATTTTGCTGTTGTTGGTGGAACTTATGATTTAGCAAAAGATGCCTTTATATCTCCTAAATCTTTTGATTCTTTTATATTAGATGAAAATACTTACCAATGGGTACCTCCAGTTCCTAAGCCTGATGAAGGAAAGTGGTATTGGAATGAAGAAATTGTTGCGTGGAGTAAGGTTGATGATGTAGTCTAACGCTGTGAAAAATATGTTTTTTTTAAGCGTTTTACCCGAACCAGCCTGACCTATAATTTGAATAATCATACTTTTCCTCTCATAAGTTTGTAAATTATAGCCTACTTATGTTAATTGACAAAATTTATAGGGTAAAGTATAATTAGAAAAGGTAAACTAACGAAAGGACAAATACGCACATGATGATAAACGGTCTATTTCATCAAAAAATGCAACCAACGAAAACTGTGGCAGGGTGTATACAAATTTTTGAAAATGCTTGGCTTGACCCACAAGATACCATTAATACAGTGGAGCAAGAATGTCTTAAACCCGAAACTGGCATAAATTGGGTTCGTGCCGAAACCGTAGGAAACAACCACAATCAAACACACCGAACAAATAGCAATTTTAATATAACACATACAGCAGAAACAACTGGTAACGAGTTGGCGATGGCAATACACAATCAATTTTATCTTTTATTATTAAAGACTACAATCCTTTATGATGAAAAGTATGATGTTGGAAATATGTACCACGAAGGATACAATATGTTGAGGTACAGAACTGGTCAAGAATATAAAGCACACAAAGACGGAAATACGGCAAGTGGTAGGTCGTTATCTGCAATACTATACTTAAATGATGACTATACTGGTGGAGATATTGAATTTGTATTCCATAATGTAAAAATAAAACCAAAAGCAGGAATGTTAATATTGTTTCCTTCAAATTATGCTTATGCTCATATTGCTCATCCAGTAACTTCTGGAACAAAGTATGCAATAGTTACTTGGATTACAGACAGGCCAGTTGAATAAATTAATTATTTTTTATTCAAATTATTATCCAAAAGAATGTTCAAATTAAAATCTCTACCTATTCTAAACCTTGAGAGTTATTCAAAAATAAAAACTCTGCTATAATAAGACATATAATTAAATTTAAGGGGTATTATGTCTGACGTATTTTCTTTTCGCTTTTCTGATGATTTTGTAAACAAATATATAGAAATTGAACCACCATTTGGGTTCAAAGATGCAGGTGGAAACTCATTAGGAGAGATTACTTTTGTTCGTACTTACTCCCGTGTAAAAGACGATGGCACTAAAGAAAGATGGTATGAGGTTTGTAAAAGAGTAATCGAGGGTATGTATTCAGTACAGAAGAATCACGCAAAAGAAAACAGACTGCCTTGGAATGACTATAAAGCACAAAAATCAGCACAAGAAGCATATGACCGTATGTTTAATCTTAAGTGGACACCTCCAGGAAGAGGTCTTTGGGCTTTTGGTACCCCAATGACAATGGAAAGAAAAAACTCTGCATCCCTTCAAAATTGTGCAATGGTTTCAACCAGAGACATTGATCGTAATGATCCTGGATCTTTATTTGCGTGGGTTATGGATGCTTTAATGCTTGGAATCGGAGTTGGATTTGACACGGTAGGTCAAGAAAAAGATCTATCTATCTATGCACCAACAGAACCAGCATCTATATACGAAATTCCAGATACTCGTGAAGGATGGGTAGAATCTGTTAGACTTTTGCTTAATTCATTTTTGAGAGCAAATCAACCAATTCAAGAATTTAACTATGATTTGATCCGTCCTCTAGGAGCCCCAATTAAGGGCTTTGGTGGGGTTGCTAGCGGTCCAAAACCATTAATGGATCTACACACAATGATCCGTAAAGTAATTGGTTCTAGAGCAGGAGAGAAGTTTGATTCTAGAGCAATTGTAGATATTGTAAATCTTATTGGAACGTGTGTTGTTTCTGGAAATGTTCGTAGATCTGCAACACTTGCTCTTGGAAATCCAAATGATAAAGACTTTATTAATCTTAAAAACTCAGAAGTGTTTCCAGATCGTAACTCGTTTGACTCAGAAAATCCGGGATGGGCATGGATGAGTAATAACTCTATCTCTGCTGAAGTTGGAACTCATTATGAAGATTATGTAGATTTAATTGCAGATAATGGAGAGCCTGGTTTTATTTGGCTTGATGTTGCAAGAAATTATGGTCGTCTTGCAGATCCAGCAGATGGAAAAGACTATCGTGTTATGGGTTTTAATCCTTGTGCAGAACAACCCTTAGAGTCATATGAATTATGCACACTAGTTGAGGTTCATTTAAATCGTCATACAGACAAAGAAGATTTTATGCGTACCTTAAAATTTGCATATCTTTATGGAAAGACTGTAACCTTGCTTCCAACACACTGGCAAATTACAAACGGTATTATGCAAAGAAACCGTAGAATCGGAACATCATTAACTGGCATTGCATCATTTACTGATATCAATGGAATGCCAACAACCAGACAATGGATGGATGAGGGATACAATAAGATTCGTCACTATGATAAAAGATATTCAGAATGGTTATGTGTTCGTGAATCAATTCGTGTAACTACCGTGAAACCTTCAGGGTCTGTTTCGTTACTTTCTGGAGCATCTCCAGGAGTTCACTGGTCTGTTGGTGGAGAGTATTTCTTACGTGCAATTCGTTTTGGAAATACAGATCCAATGCTACATTTATTTAAAGCAGCAGGGTATAAAATTGAAGATGATTTAGTATCAGCAAACACCACAGTAGTATACTTCCCAGTTTCTTCTGGACATCCAAGATCAGAAAAGGATGTAAGTTTGTTTGAAAAGATTGGTCTTGCTGCAACTACACAAAAGTATTGGTCAGATAATGGAGTATCTGTAACTTTATCTTTTGACAAAGAAACAGAAACAAAGCACATTGCTCCAGCACTTCATATGTACGAAGGTCAATTAAAAGCAGTTTCGTTCCTTCCAATGGGAAATCATACCTATCCACAACAACCATATACACAAATTACTAAAGAAGAGTATGATGGCTATGTTGGAAAGGTTGCTCACATTAATTTTGATGCAATTTATGACGGTATTGAGAATCTTGATTCCATTGGAGAAATGTATTGCACAACAGATTACTGTGAAATAAAATTAGAAACTAGCAACTAAAAATAACCTTAGTGTGGTAAAATGGAGTAATAATGACTACTGCTTCTAATTTATATGCCGAGAAAATTTTTGCTGAGCATCCGCTTGCAATTTGGCCATTAGATGATTCCGCAGACTATATTTCTTTAATATCAGAAGCAGAAAGAGATATTAATACTTGGACTCTAACAGCAGGAACAGTCACATCAGGATCAGTGCCAACAGCAAACTCTATAGAGCAAACAGAGCCTTTTCCAAACAGTCATCGTAAGGTTTTTGTTCCAACAACTCCTACTGGATCAACCGTAACATCTTATTTAAAAAGTGCAAATTTAATAAACTTTCAAGAGTTAAATGCTCCGCTTCAAACCTTTGCTATAAGCACATACTACTATGCAAAAACTTCAAACATTCAATCTATTGCAATTGGATATGAATATTCAAGTGGAGATCCAGCAGTAGTAACTTCAGTATTTGAAACTTTTTCATCCATTGAATTAAATGACTGGATTCCAATTTCAAAAACATTTACCTTTCCAACAAACATTGACGCAGAATTTAAAATTGTTTTTAAAATTATATCTTCTACTGGAGGATCTGCAGGAGATTATGATGTTCAATTTAATGGAATTACCGCAGGTCAATACAGTGAAGAATTTAATGCAACATCATTAGGTCAAACAAAAGGCACCCTCCCAGTTGACATTAATTTGTCATTAGATGGGGTTATTGATGCAGACGCTTATGGACTTAATGCAGAAAAAGGATATTATGTTGTAGAAGATAATTCTTTGACTGCCAAAAATTTTGGCGTTCCACTTGTTTATGGATCTGCTAGGGCTGTTGAAATAATTCCACATTCAGTAATCGTTGACTATAGAACTTGGGATCAACTTGCAGATGAAAGTTGGAGTTATTGGGAAGATCAAGAGGAATCATGGACAGACGTTAAACTTTTTACACAAGAACAGGATTTAATTGTTAACTCAAAGCCATCGTTTATTTTTCCAGGATATGGATTTTTAAATGAATCTGGAAGAAATAATAATTACACTTTAGAATTTTGGTTACAAGCAGACGCAAATACAACAGATGCAAAAAGAATTTTAGGTCCAATATCATCAACAGATGGCTTATACATAAAAGATTGTTTTTTAACTCTTGCTATTGATGGAAACTTTGTTTCACATTATGTTGGTGAATGGTTTAGGCCAATGATTATTCATATTAAAATTATTAGAGATGAAGCAACACTTATGGTAAATGGAGAAGATGTTGGAACTCTTTTAATAAATACTTCCACTATGACTCTTCCTCCCGAATATTCAGTTGAAGATCCCACCAGAAGTAATGATTGGATTGGAATCTATGCTTATGAAACTCTTGTAGATCAAATTAAAATAGATTGTATTGCTATATATCCTTATTCTATTTTAAATAATGCTGCAAAAATTCATTATATTTTAGGTCAAGGAGTTCCATCAAAACCACAGATCGTAGATTCCTACTACGGAGGATCTACTGCAGAAATAGATTATTCTGTTGCAAATTATAGTAACAACGTTACTTTTCCAACTACTAGAGCCTGGAGTTCTGGATCAACAGATACATTGGTTCCAGATGTTGTAAGATTAAAAACGCCAAACTATGTTTTACCTAATTTTGTTTTGACTGGATCTTCTGGAACAAAAACTATAAAAGAATTAGAAGCCGACAACAAATTAATTCAAGATGAAACAAATAAATTTTTTACTTTAAAACCATCTAATGAGTGGACCGACAACTCTTATGTTTATTTTGAAAACCTTTCTTTTCTTTCAAACTCCTTAGATTCTATTGTTGGAACTTTTAAGGTTACTGAAGATGAAGATGGAACTTTGTTATTTTTGCAAAAAGAAAGTAGTAGTTTTAGTATTGAAAGAGAGTCAGGAAATTTAAAATATTTATTTAGACATAATCTTGCTTCAGGTGATCCATCGGTAGTAATTAAATCAGTAGCCTGCCCAGCAGGAATTTTTTCTGCGGGAATTCAAATATCAAAATTACTTGAAGAAAGTTTAGTAGATGGATTGTCTCAGTTTTTCTCAAACCCCTCTTCATTAAAATTATATATTGGAAGCAGACCAAATACATCAAACATGTTTACTGGCAATATTTACAAAGTGTCTATCAACACATTTAAACATACAAATACGATAAGCACATATTTTGAAGAAGATGGAACTGCAGATGCAGATGCTAATTTTATTGATCATGTTGGAAGTTATAGCATTTTTTCTTTTGAAGACTACGGTGGATTTTTCATTGATATTGCAACATTTGGCTATTGGGAATCCTATACTCCATTGTCGTCCCTTGCAAAAGACTCTTTAGATGTTTCAGAAGAAACAGTTTTAGACATTGACTTTATTCAATTTAACTTTGACTATCCATCACCATCAGAAATTCAAGATGAGGAAAGCGGAGAAGAGTCCGGATATTGGATAGATAATAATGAGTCAATTAACACAGACAATTCTAACGTAAGAGCCTATGTTACTTTTCAAAATATTTTAGAAAATGTTACACAAACAGATTTTGAATACACAACAACAATGCCAGCACTTAAAAATAGAATTCTTGATTTAAATGAAGAAGCAAATTGGGAAACAAAAAGGTTTGAAATTGTTGACAACTATTTAATCTATCCATCAAAAACAGTTGATTTTAATAATATTGTAATAGTCTATCTTCTAACATTTAAAGTTTTTGGCATTTTGCACAACCAAGTTTCTTTAAGAAAGTTGGAACTTGCTGCAAAAACTTTTAATGCAACAGTACCCAATCCAATAAATACCAGATATGCAATAGAGATAGAGCCATATGTTTTAGAGCAAGAGTCTGGACCAACAGAAGTTTATGATTACAAGGCTCAAAACCCCTACTTGATTGATAAAGAAAGTTCTCCATACCTTTACTTGACAAGAAAAAGCGGGATTGAATTAATAGGAGGAACAACCAACCTAGATCGTGGAATCTCTATTGATGTTAATCCAACTGAAATAGATCTTTTTCCAATAAGCGCAATACAATTATTTTTAAGGTTAGACTTGTGGGGTTTTCCACAAAATCCAGTTTTAATATTTGAAATAGAAAATGCCGTTGATACTTTAGAATTTTATATCCAGGCTAACTCATCAAATGCAGATAGAGGAAGAATTTTTGCAAAAACAAAATCTAATGACCTTCCTTATAATCTAATTGATTATTATGTAGATGGACTGTACGTTTCCGACCCAACGCTTAGTATTCAAAGATGGGCAGTTTTAGGAATGTCTTTTCCAACCAACTTAAACTTTAATGCTTTTAATGGAAAAATTAACTTAAGAAACCTTATGACTTTTAACAATATTTCTTTTTATAAAGGAACAAACGCACAACTACAAATATCTAACATTTATAGATCTTGGGCAGAAGTTGAAGATGAGAGTTGGTCCTATTGGGACAATGGCACAAATGATTTTGCAATTGCAGACTGGAATAATGTTTTAATGAAAAGAAGAGATAGTAGGTATGTTGTTAATGCTGGAGAGGTTTATAACAACTATACTGGAACAAATAAAATTATCATAGACGATAATGAAGGAATTTACCTAGAAACAGATGAAGTTTCTGTAATTCAAGACGCTATTTGGCAAAACTCTGTACTACCTCCAGCATAATATGGTATACTAATGGTTATGAGAGAGAAAAAACCAGGAGAAGTTGGTAAGTCCAAGATAAAACTTATTGAAAAAAACTATGACTGGGGTTTATATTTTTGGGAAAAACCCAATGGCAAGGTCTTTGGAGATGGTCACGGAAACCTTTTAAACATTCCTGCACGTAAAGGTGATCTTGAAAAGATCATGGAATTACGCAAAGCAGCAGAATATTGGGGTCAGCCAGAAGGAAAACCAGTTTTTCATCCTGGTGTAAACCGTGTAAGCGAAATGGAATACTCTGAGCAGATTGCCAGAATGAAAGAAGGACTTATTCCTAATATGAATGATTTGGGTGCGGTCCATGCAGCACAGCAAACAATAAAGGAGCATGGTTCCGATGATTGATGAAGAAGAGTACTATCTTGGTGCAAGTATTGACAATCTTAAAGACAAAGATGATGAATTTAAAAAGAACGATCCTTTTAATAAAAACTGGGATTTTATTAAAAATTTAAACAATCTTGATCAAAACTTTAAAAGACGAACTGCTCGTAACATTGGTAAAGCAGTAGATCCAAATTCTGCATATTTGGATAGCGCAAATGCAGTTCAGTCTGGAACAGACAACACAAAATCAAAGGCCATAAATCCAGGAACAGCAGTTAGAAATGGTTACGGACTTTTTGATGTAATTACACCTCCTTATAACCTTTATGAATTAGCAAACTATTACGATACATCTTTTGCAAACCATGCTGCTATTGACGCTAAAGTAGAGAATGTTGTTGGTCTTGGTTATGACTTTGTTGTTTCTTCACGTACCATGTTAAAACTTGAAAATGTTGAGGATGAGAATTCTCTTGGTCGTGCTCGTAAAAGAATTGAAAGAGCAAAGATTGAAATGCGTGATTGGCTAGAAAACCTTAATGATGATGACAGTTTTACAAAAATTATGGAAAAGATTTATGTAGATGTACAAGCAACTGGAAACGGATACATGGAAATTGGTCGTAAAGTAACAGGAGAGATTGGTTACATTGGTCACATTCCATCAACAACAATGCGTGTTCGCAGACTAAATGACGGATATGTTCAGATTATTCAGCCATCAGTTACATACTTTAGAAATTTTGGGGCAAAGAATCAAAACCCTGTAACAACAGATACAAGACCAAATGAAGTTATTCATTTTAAGCAATACTCTCCATTAAATACTTATTATGGAGTTCCAGATATTATTTCAGCCCTTGCTTCACTTATTGGTGATCAACTTGCGTCAAACTACAATATTGATTATTTTGAGAACAAAGCAGTGCCAAGATATGTTATTACACTTAAAGGTGCTAAGTTAAGTGCAGATGCAGAAGACAAAATGTTTAGATTTTTACAAACTGGCTTAAAGGGTCAGTCTCACAGAACTTTGTATATTCCACTTCCAGGAGATACTGAAAACAATAAGGTTCAATTTGAAATGAAGCCAATTGAGAATGGTGTTCAAGAGGGATCTTTCAAAGAGTATAGGCTTCAAAATAGAAATGATATTTTAGTTGCCCATCAGGTTCCATTGTCTAAGTTAGGTGGAGGTGATTCTGGCTCAATTGCTAACGCACTTGCACAAGATCGCACATTTAAAGAACAAGTTTCTCGTCCAGCACAAAATGAAATATCAAAATTAATCAACAAAATTGTTCGTGAAAAAACCGATATCCTTGAACTTAAATTTAATGAACTTACGCTTACTGATGAAATTGCTCAGTCTCAAATTCTTGAACGGTATGTAAAGACCCAAGTAATGATGCCAAATGAAGCAAGAGAGAAACTTGGATTGCCAATGATTAAAGATGGAGACACTCCATTTGAAATGACTCCAAGACAGGCAACAGATGCTAGAGCAAATTTAGCAGGGAATAGAGAAAGAGATTCACAAAGATCAAACAATAACTCTGATAGTCCATCTACAATTTCTGGAAGAAATGCACAAGGCGAAGGCAGATCTTCTAATTAATAAAAAGTATTAAAATAGTTGGTATAATAGTAAGGATATGGATATCATTAATAAAGCGCATTGGAAATCGGATGGCAACAATCTTAGATTGTCTATGCCAATCTCAAAGATTGATCAAGAGCGCAGAATTGTTTCGGGATTTGCAACTCTTGATAATTTAGACAAACAAAATGACATTGTAACAAGCGATGCAAGCATAAAAGCATTCGCTGCGTTTAAAGGAAACATAAGAGAAATGCATCAACCATCCGCAGTTGGTAAGATGGTTTCATTTAAAGAAGATAAGTACTTTGATGCCGACTCAAAGAAATTTTACTCAGGAGTTTTTGTTTCTGCTTACGTTTCAAAAGGAGCGCAAAACACTTGGGAAAAGGTTTTAGATGGCACCCTTTCTGGATTTTCAATCGGTGGAATTATGAATAAATGGGATGATGGATATGATGAAAAGGTAGATCGCCCAATTAGAATTATTAAAGATTATGATTTATTTGAACTATCCCTTGTTGATAGCCCAGCAAATCAATTTGCTAGTGTTGTGTCAATTGAAAAAGTTGATGGGGTAAACATTATGAAAGGCGACATTGCCGATCTAGCCGTAGAAAATGTTTTTTGGGATAAAGAATCTGGATTAATTATGATTTCAGATAATGATTTTGAATTAAGTCCTACAAACGGAAGTCAAATGAAAAATATAGGTTTTGTTGAAAAGTCTGATACAGACAAAGATAAAATGATAAAGTTCTTAGTTGATAGTGCAAAAGGCATTAGTGCAATTAAGATGCAAAAGGAGGTAAGTCCTATGACAGAAGAGACAACAAACGTTGTTGACAATGTTGAGGTCGTACCAGAGGCAACTGAGACAGTTGTAACCAAAAGCGTAGATGCTGAAGTTGCAGAAACTGTTGCAGTTGAAACAAATGAGGCAGTTGTTGAAACTGAGATTGTTAAATCAGAAGAAGTTGTCGAGACTGTTGAAAAAACAGAAGAGATCGCTAAATCTGATGACACTGCAGTTGAAGCAATTGCTGAAATCAAGAATACTCTTGCTAATGCCTTTGGCGATCTAACAGCAATGGTTAAATCATT